GGGCCCGGCCAGTGTCCACCGGCGTTCGTTCGACGATCCGGTCATGGAGCTTCAGCGCTACGATCCTACAGAACCGGGCCACGTCCATCTCGACCCGTTTCGCCCATCGCTCCACATCCAGCCGGAATTGAGTCGGTGCACTCATAATCCGAGCCTCCGCGTCTGCAGAACCAACGCCCGATTGGTCGGATCCAGGGTCACACCCACAACCACCCGGACCGGCCCGCCCGTTTCAACCACCTGATCGTCCGCCTGCGGTTGCAGGCCCGCCGGCAGATCCTTCATCCGGACGACAACCTTCTCATCGCCCATCCGGATTGCCACCCCGTCAGGCTCCTCGTATGCCGTTACGAGAAACCGCACCGGGATGTCCTGTGTTACCGGGGTCGGGTTGCCCGTGACGGGATCGTACCCCGTCGAGATGACCCGCCGATACACGCCCTCCCTCTGGATCGACCGGGTCAGCTCCCATGCCAGATCCAACGCGTTCCCGACCAGCTCCCCGATGTTCATGTCAGCTCCTGGCCAGCTTCACCGCCGCCACCCCCCACATCGGTCGCCCATACCGGTTCAGCTCGACCAGCGCCTTGGGGATCAGAGGCGCCGCCGATTTCGGGTCAAAGCTCAGGGATACGACTCCCTGAAGCGTCAAAGACGACAGCCCTTGCCCCGGCGGATCGGCACGGAAATCCTTCTGCGTCACCTGCAGGGCCAGCCAAGCCGTAGCGCGCTTGATGTCAGCCGGAACCTCGTTATCCGGCAGGTAGGACGGCCCCCCACGCCGCATCCACGGGGCCACCTGCACCTCCCCCTCATCACTGTCCGGATCCGGCACCCCGTACCGCGGCCAAGCCAGCGCCTGATCGGGCTTCGCCCGTTTGCCGAACCATTTCCACCCGGCATCGATCAGCCGGGTCGCCTCGATCAAGGCCCGTGTTTTGGTGTCCGCGTCAAGGGCCGCCCATCCGGCACCGTTCACGGACTCGTCATGGTACTGGTCAGCCTCCGCCAGACTGCAGTAGCTGTTGGCGTCGGGCCGCCCGGTTCCGTCCTCGGGTATGAGCGTGGGCATCGTGGGCCTCCTTCGGCAGGGATGGCGACGGGGATGGCGTGGTCAGCATGTTGGGGCTTGAGGAAGGTCCACCCCCGTCGCCTGCTCCTCCTGTGCCGGTTCTGCCATGAACGGCAGAACGATTGGACGCTGCTCGTGGCGCTTGGAGAAGATGTCCCCCGACCGCCCGGGCCCTCCGCGTTGCCGCCGCCTTCTTCTGGGGCGGCCACGGGAGGATCATCCCAGTCCCCCTCACACGAAGAGCCACGGGCTTCGGTCCCATATCAGCCGATCTGCGAGCTCAGGTTATGAACGATGCCCACGATCCGGATGTTCTTCGGATCGTACACCCGCTGCCAGTTGCTGGCATCCTCCAGCTCAGCATTGGTCGGCCCGCCGGCCTCAGCCACGTTGGCCTCCGTCCACCGTACACCCCGCGGATGCAGGATGAACCGCCGCCGGTTGATCAGCACATCGTCAGAGTTCAGGCTGACCCGCGCGAACTCCACCCCCTCAGTGCCGAATCCACCCTGCAACGGCTTGTCCAACGTCGCAAACCCGGATGCAACCGCCGCATCGCCAAACAGCACGGACGTATACACCCAGCCGCTGGTGGTCCCAGGCCGCTTGGGTAGGCTGTCATCCATGATCACCCGCAAGCCCTTGAAGGTCTTGATAAGGTCCTTCCCTTCGCTGGACGGGATGAACTGGATCTCATCCTGCTTCAGCAAGTCGGCCTCCACGTCCGAATGGACGGCAATCGCCACCAGCTGGTCCTTGGCGTCCCCAAGCTTCTGCTTGGCCTCGATGAAGTTGATGCCGTTCAGGACGTTCGCGGTGGTCGTGCTTCCAGCAGACTCGGATGCGATCTTCAGCAGGTTCGGGTCTCCTGCCTCCGCATCGAACGCCGCAAGGACGCCCTTGATGGTCGCGACCAGCATGGCCTCCGTTTCCCGGGCCCAGTAGTCGGCCACCAGATCGATGATCCGCTCCATGGCGTCGTCCCCACCCATAAGGGTGGCCAGCAGGGTGACGGACCAGGAGTTCGCATCGTTGTGGATCCGGGCGGTATCCTTGCCCGCCACGATTTTCCGCGTCTCGATGGCAGCGGTGTCGGACAGGATTTGCCGCGGTCCGGTCAGGTCCTTCCAGAACGGCATATCCACCAGCCGCCCGGGCCCCGCTGCAAGCGCGTCGAACTCCGGTGTGCGCTGAACGATTCCCGAATCGTAGAAGTTGGTCTTCTCGGCACTACGCTCAATCACGTACTGCTCGAAGACCTCCGGAACAATGATGTCTGCAAGTTGGACCTTTTGGTTAGCCATTTACCCCTCCCGTGGTTTGCCGGACCGACCCGATCGCGGGTAACTTCACACCGGCCTCCTCCGCAAGACGCCGTGCCGCCACCGGATCGCGCCGGATCAGTTCCATTTGGCGGGTGACGTTCCAGGAATCCTTCCTCCAAGGATTCGGACCGCCGCCCCACCCATTCCGCCCGGCACCGCCGGCCCCTCCGGGAGCACCGCCCCCACTGTTCGGTTCAAAGAGATGCGGAGCCTCTTTGCTGGCCAGCTGATCAATCCACTGCTGTACCGTCAGCTCCGACACCCCATCCGGTCCGTAAATGGGCGTCTCCCCGTCCTCGGAAAGAGCACGGAGTTTCCCATCCCGGACACGGAAAATCTGTCGCGCACGCATAACGAGATCCAACTGAGCCGAAGGGCGCAATCCCCGCTTCAGCGCCGCTCCCACAACCTCCGTCTCAATCACCTTGCGCTCCAACTGCTGGAACAGGGCATCCCGCTCCGATTGGACCTTCTGCAGCTCCTTCTGCATCGCTGCCTTCAATTGCTCCAAGCGGGATTGCACTTGCTTCTCCAACTCCTCCTTATCCGGCCGCTTGCCCTTGCTCAAAGCCTCCTCGATCTCCTTCCGCTTGGCCTTCAGGACATCGGCAAGGTCCTCCGGGGTCATGTCATCTGAAAGCTCAATCCCCGCCTCCTCCGCAAAGACCTTTAACCGCTCGGCCAGCCGGATGTTGTTCTTCCGAAACAACGCAAGCCGCTCCTGCAGCTCCTTCACCCGCTCAACCGGAGCCGCGCCCTCTACCTGGAGCACGTAGATCTTGGAGCCGTCATCGTTGGTCCGCTCCTGATACAGCTCCCGGAACCGCTCCTCGACCTCACCGAGGTCCTTCACGATGTATTTCAGCGCTCCCATTGCTTCGACCTTTCACCTATACGGGCTCGTATGTCAAGCCCGTCATCAACCGTTCATACCCTGACCGAACCAGCTCGGTGATCTCCGATCCCTGCTCGTCCGTCAGGCCAAATCGCTGTGGAGCCACCGGCACCCATGGCGCCCCATCCCGTCTCCGCGCCTCTGCTGCAAGCGTCGCGTGCGCGTAAGCCACTGCTTGGAGGAGCCGGAACCTGTGCCAGTCCCCCTCATATCCCACGATCCTCCGGATGGCGAGGATGAGCTCCCACCACGCCCGGTATCGTATCTGTGCTTTGGGTGGCAGGTCAAGTTTTTTTCGGACCTCCCACCAGTAGGCTGTATCTGCGAAGAAGTCCCATGCCAGGGGTTGCCTGACCAGCTCAAGGGTGTTCATGTTGACCAGGATATGCCTGACCATTTCGCCGATGTCCGCTGTCAGCCGGAGCCATCGTTCGGTCTCTGAGTATGGGCGGGGCTTGAGGTCTTTGGGGGAACGGGCCGGCCTATCCGGGTCCCGCCTGTACAGGTCAGGGTTGACCTTGGTTGGGTCGTATCGGTCAGTCATCCGGGCTCCCATACTTGCGTTTGAGGACTTCCAGGGGCAATGGTCGGCCGTTCTGATCTAGGAGTTCGGTCAGCGTGAGCTTGCCGGATCGCCACAACTCAGCTCTTCCGGGCCCCAGCATCTCATCCTGGAACGCTTTGGACTTGGTGGACAGCCATTCGTCGAATGTGAGGGCCCGCGGGACCTCCCCATCCATGGAGGCTCTTGCGTTGCGGAGGATCCCGGCAGCCTCCTCCCGGGAGAAGCCTTGTTCGATCAGGTTGCGTTCGTACAGGGTTTCGATGTCGGACCGGCCCCCGGCCTCCGTTGGGACCGCTCTGGATTGCGCCAGCTCACGCCAGGAACGGAACACCGCCACTTGGGTCGATCGACAGTTCCAATGGGCGGTCGGGCCCGGGAACGGCATGTCATGATCGACGGGTTCGTAATCCGGGAGGGACCACACCTTCCCGTGGAGGCCCATGCAGATGATGGTGGTCCTGTTGTCGAGGGTGGCCACCCATTGGATGCCCTTCAGGACATCGTTGTTTTCGGCGTACAGGTCGAGACGGGCCTGATTGGCGACGGTTTGGACGGACGTGCGGACCAGTGCTTCGACATGCCTCTGGGTTGGGGCTAGGTTACCCGGGACGGCCCCCGACCCGACCAGCTGCTCGACGATCTGATCCGTTGGCAGGCCTTTCGCCATTCCGGCCCGGACCGTGTTGACGAACGCCTGTCTGGTGGAGTCGGCAATTTTTGCCCACCATTCCTTGGAGGGAGCGCCCTCGATGAGGGTATCGGAGACGATTTGGCGGATCTGCTGGCGTGAGAGTGTTGCGGTGACGATTTCGACGCCGACTGCCCTGTTGGCGGCTTTCTGGAACCACAAGGCTTCGAGTTCTGCGATTTCTGCCAGGGCCTGGTCATGCGTACGGCGGAGGTCCTTCACCCCTTGATCGATCAGGTCGGCCACGATGGCGGAAAGTTTCAGGAGCCGCTTCTGCTGGAGAGAAGGGGCCATCACGTCGATCGGAGACAGGTCCCGCAGCTCCCGCCCCAGGTCCCCAAACAGTTTCTGCAGCCCGGCCAGGATCTCCCGCTTCTGTGTGGCGGTGAAGCGTTGGAGCCTGACGGCCCGGCCCGTGACCATGTCGAGGATCTTCTGGTTGACCGTCATTTATCGGCCTTGGCCTTGGATGCGTAGTACGCCCGGACGGATGCTTGGGCCAGCCGCTTGGTCCGATGTTTGGAGACCACCCGCCCGGTCTCTTTGTTGACCTTGACCCACCATCGTCCCTGGCGCTTGATCTCGTATGGCATCAGGTCTCACCCCCTTCCGTTTGTTCCTCCTGTGAACCTTGCGGTGATCCGTTCAGCTCCGCCTCGATCAGCTGGATCTCCTCCTCAAATTCACGGTTCGGCGGGATGATCTCGCCCCTCTTGAGGTTGTAGAAGAGGGTTTCTCTGGAGATCCCGCGTTGGATCCAGGCTGCCACCAGTGCCTGGAGTTCGGCGGGGCTCATGCGACTGACCTCATAGTCGGTGTTCAGCTCGATGGCCACGTCATCAACGTCCGTGACCAGCTCAATCGCCGGGCTCCCCCACCACCTGCACAGGGCCAACACCTTGGTGAGGGAGGACGACAGTCCCGCCGCAATCCCACCCAACAGGGCGGCCTCCCCTGCCATCCGGAGCCGGATTGCCTCCGCCGTTTCCGCCTCCCTTTTGGGCGCCTCCAGCATTCTGGCCCCGATCAGGACCATCGCCGACTCCAGTCGGTCCAGCTCCTGCCGGATCGCGCCCAATCCCGTCCCAGAGAACTCCAGGAATCCAGCCCGCGCATTCGGGTCTTCCGATACCCAGGCCACCCCGCAGCCGATCCGGAGCTCCGTCCCCGCCTTGAATCCGGCCACCCATGGGGTTGGGAGGGCGACAAAATGCAGTCCGTGGTTGTGGTCGGCACTGAGCTGATAGTGACGGAGGTTGAGCGATATCAGGTCGGTCAACGGCGGTTTCGGCACCTCATCCACGTTGTCGGTCGTCTGGTGCCACACCACCGGGATGAAATCCAATGGTTTGCCTGCCCGCTGTGGTCGCGTCTCCGAGATCTGCACCCACTCCCTGTTCCGATCGACGGTCTGGGCCTCATATACCCGGACCACCAGTCCCTCTTCATCCAATGCGAGTACCCTGAGCCGTTGAACGACCTCCGCGGAGTACGGATCATCAGTGTCAGCCGGAGCCGTCTCTGCAAGCACCAGCAGGCTCAACGTCCACCGCCCGTTGATGCGCGCGAACTTCCAGTTCCGGATCTGTTCGGCCCGATAGAGGGTGAGGTAAGGCCGCTCGAACTCATCAGACCAATCCACCAGGGTCAAGCACCGCCCCACCGCAAGGGTTTCGGAGACGACCAGGCGGATGTAATCGTAGAGGGTTGCCCCGGCAAGATCCGCGTCCAGGTCCAGGGGTAGAAGGTCATCCGTCAGCTCCACCTCGGGATCCTTCAGGAACACCAATCCGAGCATCCCCTGGTGGGTCCTGGCAGTCGCGTTGAGGAATTGGGCTCGGAGCTTGTACCCCTCATACTCGGCATCGGTCTGCCCGGACAGCCTCGGTAGGTACAGCTCACCGGCCCCCTTTACTGCCAGCTCCCCCGCAATAAAGTCCCGGGCCCGTTTCCATAAGGGCATCGCTGCCAGGTAGCTCGGATGTAGCGTCTCAAGCGGCATATCACACCCCCATCAGTCGAACTTGCTTCACGGACCGGACCGGCGCATGCAATGCGTACCGCAAAGCGTCGTACCCATCATCACCACCAACGCCGGATTCGTCAACATCCACCTTCATCACGTCCTCCGGGTGGTTCGGGTCGTGTTGCATGGATACCAACTGATCCACCAACCACTCGCATCGCCGGTGGAAGAAGAGACGTGGCTTCACCCCGTGCATCGGGTCGCCCAACAGCTTGAGTATTGTTGCGGCGCCTGACACCCGATCGTCGTTTGCCGGGGTCAACGGGATTCCATTGGCCCTGTATTCGTCAGCCACCGACAGCCCGTTCGACTTTTTCCCAAAGGCATCCCGCCCCGCGGCGATATACGCCAGGTCATCCGGGGTCAACGGCCGCGGCCTTGCTCCTCCGTAGCGCGAATACTCCACCACCTGATGCCGGGCCAACAGCGCCTTGATCGCCTCCGCATTGGTCTCCACCAGGGCCTTGCGCGCCTTGTACAGGTCCACGATGTAGAAGTCCCCATCCCCGGAGCGGAACCCCAAGACGAACACGGTGTAATGGGTGAATCCGTAGTCAAGGCCCGCAAACCATTCGCGCGCAATTGTTTCATCAACGTCGTCCAGCACGTGATGCTGCCTGGAAAACGTGGAGAAGAATTGTCCCGCACCAACATCCCAATCCCCGTATCGCCACGCCCGGAGCCGCCAGCCGGTCTGCTGTTCCAGCACCGCCACATATCCGGGGTCGATGAACCGGTTGTCGTCCACCAGGGCCGGGATGAACCGGGTTTCGCGCTCCCTCCCCTCCCGCCAGGGGTCGATAAACCGCTGCTTGTACCACTGATGCCCGACTCCCCCTGGGTTGGTCGTCGTGTAGATCCGCGGCCTCCACAAGGGGTTTGACGTACGGCAACAGCTCTTAATCAACATGTACGTGGCGAAGCTGATCGTGGTTGCCTCCTCCACCGCAATCACATCGTACTCCAGCCCCAGATAGACGTTGATGTCCTCCTCCCGGTCAAAGTAGCCCGTGAGAATCCTGGACCCGTTGGGGAAGATCAGCACCCCGCGGTTGGCCAGGTAACGATGCGGGAGCTTGGTGAGGAGCTTTCGGCGGAGGTCGTCCAGGGCCTCCACCGCGGCCCGGCCAACATTGCGCAGCACCAGGGCCTTCAGCCCCGGCATCCGCTGGCAGTCGTCAGCCGCCAGTTGAGCGAACACCCAGGCCGACTTTCCCCCGCCGCGGGCCCCCCCATATCCGATCTCAACGGGGCCATCCGGGCTGTCGCACAGCCTTGCCGCCGCCGCCGCCTGTAACTGCTTGGGTTGCAGGACGATACCGGCCCGGATAAAATTCACGATCTGATCCGGGGGGCAACCTGCCTGGGCGGCCTCCCTGATATAGGCCTCCAACAGGTCGTTATCTGTGCCCGTTGTTGCCACCACCGTTCGATCCGTTCGCGCCCGGAGTCGTCACTGGGGGCACTGTTGCCGCTCCGTACGCACGCCGGAGCGCATCCTCCAGCTTGGAGTCCACGACCATCTCGATCGGGCCTCCTTTTGGCCCGGTCTGCTCGATAAACTGCCTGGGGCCCCACTCCTCCGGACATCGGCGCTCCAGGAACCACGCCGCCGCCTGCCAGCGCTCCTTTGCCGCTTTCTGCACCAGCATCACATTGCGGTAGATCGCTTTGGCCTCCGCCTCCGACATCCGCTCGTAGAACAGTCGATACTTGTCCCGCTTTTTGGACTTGGCCCCGCGATCGTAGACGTCCACATACGTCCGATAGCATACCCCGGCCAACGCACAGGCCACCCGCACGGTGTTACCCGCCACAATCGCCTGTTCCAACCGTTCGATCAGCTTGGGGTCGTCCAAAAACCGCGCCCGCTTGCGTGCCACCCCAAACTTGGGGCGATCGACCACGGGCTCTTCATTTGCTCCTTCTGGTGCCGGCTTTTGCTCCTGGTCCGACATCTTGCACCTCCACCCTGTTGATGTGTCCACAGTACGGACACCTTGCTTCGGCCACTGTATGCCCTGCCATCAGGGCTTTTTCGGCCTCCTCCGTTTGCTCCTTCAGCCAGCCTGGGATCAATTTGCCCACCATCTCATCCGGGATCAAGTACTCCAGGAACTCCGCTCCCCCCAACGCCTCGACCTCTTGCCGCAGCAGCTCCAGGTCCCAGTCGGACAGCTCATGGGTCCGGTTATCGATAATGCGGTAGGCCCGGGCTTTGTCTTCCGGTAGATCCACCACGATAACCGGAACCTGTTTCAGCCCCAGGATATGGGCGGCCCTGTAACGGGTGTGCCCCGCGATGATTACCATATCCCGGTCCACCAACATGGGCACGGTCCACCCGTACCTCCGGATCGACTCCGCCACGTACTGGGCCGCATGCTCGTTCCGCCGCGGATTGCGCCAGTACGGCTTGACCAACGTTACGTCAACCCACTGCACATCACTCAACTGGCTCATCGGTCCCTCCGCTCTTGGATCCGTCGTCGTCTGGAGATGTGTCCTGCAGCAGTCCAACATGCCGGTGGAACGCGAACCGTTTCCCGCACCCCTCGCATGTCACGTGGATCAGTTCGGGCTCGATCTGAGCGGCCCCGGCATGGCGAAAGTCTCCGAACACCTTTTCCTCTGCCTCCCGAACATCCTCCGGCTTGACCTCATCCACCTCGATGCGGTCCAGGCTCCCCGCAAGTCGCTCCAGTTCCCCCTCGTCAAACCACTCCGTGAGCCCATCGCACAATCGCAGTTCGGCCAGCAGCTTGTTCGGGTCCCACTCGGAGATATCGGCGGTCGCATTGTCCGCAATCCGGTACTCCCTGGCCTTGTCCTCCGGCAGATCCAGGTAGATCACCGGAACCTCCGCCAGTCCCAGCTTCCGCGCCGCCCAATAACGCGTGTGCCCTGCAATGATCACGCCTTGACGGTCCACCAGGATTGGGTTGAGGAACCCATATCGCCGGATGGACTCCGCCACCGCGTCAACCGACTTGGCGATCACCCGCGGGTTGTTGCTGTACGGTCGGATCTCGTCGATCGATGTACGGGTCACGTTCATCTGGGTGCTCCCTGTAGTACTGTTGCCTCCACCGCAACATTTTGTCCATCTCCCATGCCTTGCGGAACTCCGCCGACTCCCACAGCTTGGCGAACCCGGTGATGTACTTCAGCCGGACCAGTTCATCCGGCTCCATCCCGAGCTCATTGCAGACCTCCTCATCGGTCATTCCCTGGGACAACATCTGGAAGACCAGATTGCTCATCCCCTGAACGGAATGCCGGCCCCGGGCCCGGTTGTGTCTGACAGTCGCCGCCATCCGATCCGCAAGGGGCTTGTCCAGCACCACAACAGGGACCATGCCCTTGGTCAGCTTCTGAACTTCCGGACAGGTCTTTGCCACCGTATATCGGTGGAACCCATCCACGATCACGTACAGATCCTTCTCCGCATCGTACACCGTGACGACGGGTTGTGTGTACCCGTCAGCCAGGATACTGCGGACCAACAGCTTCATCTCCGCAATCGCCACGCTGTTCGGGTTGTAGTCGTTCGGTGATACCTTGCTCACCGGCACCCACCGGACCGCGTCAACCGGAGAGGCTTCCCAGGGGCTATGCTCGGAGATCCCCACCCGAATCGCGTTGAGCACCTCCGCCCGCTCTTGATCGGATTGGCAGCCTGACAGCAGGTCTCTGACGGCCTCAACGATACTCGCAACGCTCTCTGCCTTTTGTCTCTCCATAGGTGGCGCTTGGGAGCCTTTGCCGCTTCACCCCTTCATGGTCGTTCAGCAAGATCGCTTCGATATGGGCCTTATATACGAAGTCGCCCAGCTTTGACCAGCTCTTTTCGTCGGCTGCGAACCACTTTCGCATGGCCTCCCGCCTTGCCGGATCGACGATCAGATGCTCCAACAGGTAGTCCCTGTACTCCTTCCACGACCCAAACATGTATGGGAGCTCATGCGGGAAGAAGTCCTGCCTGGACAGTTGGACGGCCGAATGAAGTCCTCCCAGTCGCTTGATCGCCCGGGAGTAAACCTCCGGCTCCACTTCGTGCGCGATGAACAGTGACCAGATCGACAGCTCATGGTGGATGTTCGAGACCCGCATCTGATGAAGGGGAACGCCATACTGGAAAAACCGGTCGTAGATGCGGTTGTACTTCCACCCACGCTGCAAGATCAGCTTCCACACGTCAGCCACGGACCAATCGTAGAAGGGGAAGAACCGGTATACCCGCCCCGGCTCGATTGTGGTGCCCCAGGTCACCCACTTGTACTTTGGGCGCTTCGTCAGGGCCATCCTCCGTGGAACGCTTTCCTCCGCCCGCACCGCGGCAATGTTCGCCGTCTTCTCCCCCGGGAACGTCTGCCTCATGATCTCCAGCGCCAGCTCGTGGAACCGGTCCACGCCGAACGTGTTCTGTTTGATCGCGATATCCTCCTTGGGGCGCATCCACTCCCCTTCCTTTGCCGGATCCCAGCAGTACAGCCACGGCTCCCCGTAGCTTGTGGCGTTCGATAGGCGGAACGGGATTTGGCACCATAGCGGGACCACCCCCGGAAGGCTCATCTGGTGACGAACGACCTCGATGGTGGAGTCCCATTCGATCTCCTGATCCAGAAAAAACACGTACAGCGGCCTCCCCAACTCTTGCGCGATCTCCAGTGACAGGTGAACCGCCACCGTACTATCCTTGCCGCCTGACGTCGAAACGATGACCCGGTCAAACTCCTCGAAGATCCACCGGATCCGGCGCCTGGCGGCCTCCACCACGTCCATGTCCAGGTAGTAACGGAGCGGGATATACCTCATGCCTGCCAGATTACCTCCTTTGCCTTGCCCCGGACCGACTTGAGCACCAGAGGCGCTTTGTTGACCACCCAATCCGATCCGAAAAGGCTGGGTTCGTCCGGCTTGCCGTGCTCCTTCCGGTTGATCACGGCCGTTTCGTCGACCCGATAGCCCATCGTCCAGAAGATCCACCGTCCACGCTTGAGCACCCTGAAGAGCTTGCCGTACTTCAGCTGATCCTGGCCGAATGTGAGGATTGTCACCACCGCACGGGCGAACGTCTTATCGTCCGTGGCCATGACTCTGGTGGTGTACTGGTGGGGCTCCACGTAGTCCGTATCGATCCAGCGGCTCTTGGCCACCCACTGGTCCCACTCGGTTTCGATCATTGGCGTCAACCCCTCAATCTCCGGCCAGATCAGGGCCCCGTGCACCCTGTCCTGCGGAGGCATGTAAGGGGCACACAGCCACCGGAAGAACTCCGTTTCAAACCTCGTCTGCAGGATTTCGCCGTTATCACTGGCCCGAAGGACCACCCTTGTGGGCTCCTCAGCAATCTCCAGGCCAAGGTTCGCCGCGCACATCTTCAGGGCCTTCACAAATTCCGGTGGGCCTGTGCGAACGGCAAGCTCAGTCCCCCACCACCACCAATGGTTGCACCGGAACAGCCGGATCGGCGCCCCGTTCCGTACCCTGGTCCGGCCATCAGGGCCCCGCTCGACCAGCCCGCGCTGATAGGCCAGCCGCAGGCCCTTTTTGGGCGCTTCGGGGTCATCCTCGGGTATCAACACCAGCCAATCCCAGAATCCAGGGTTTCCTCCAAGCCTCAACGCTCCGATCGGTGACGCCTCAAAACACGTTTCCTTTAGACATTGCGTGATTGCATCGACAACTTCCATACTCACCTCACTTCTGGCTCCATTTTGGTCCCACCCTTGCGATCACACTTATACAAGCCCGGTTGACGTCACTCAAGACGCATTGTTTCCCTCCTTGAACAAAAATCCTCCCCACATTGCCGAACCCGGCCATCGGGTCCCCCACGCACTGATGGCGACCTGCCAGCCAGCTCAGGATGGCTTCAGTGTCCTGCACTCCATCGGGAGTAACCGCCCCGTTGAACAGGTACAGGATAGCACGCCCATGGGCCGGGTGAACCACCTCCTTCGCTCCTGTCGCACGATCAAAGAACGGCTTCGCGGATTTCCCTGCCACAACGCACCACGGGACCCGGTAACGGGCCGTCAGTGAGTTGATCCTGCACATCAACGCCTCAAACGTGGCAGGCTCCACCCGCGCCGCATTTGCGTACAGCTCCACCCCTGACCGCCATGGAGGCTCCAACCAAAAGACATCGCATCGCTCAAACTCCGCCGGTAACGGGTCGTCCATCAGGTTGTGCGCAACAGCCACCCCGCCGGGAAACTCCACCCGCTCCGGGCCGTCTCCGACCACCGGACACCGATACGTGTGATAGACGTTCCGCGCTTTCATGGTGTCTGGATGCAATCCTGTCCTCCGTTCGACTTCGACCGAGCACACCGCTGCGATGTAGTCCGGGATCGTGCAGGCCACCGACTCCCGCACCACGTCAGCCCACAGCAGGGCCTCCTCCCTGACCTCAAGCAGCCACCGGACGTACAACGCCCGCCACCCATTGTCGGATCGTGTCTCCATCTTGCCCCAGTTGTTTCGCGTACTTCCTCAGCATCAACGCCGCCGCATACGCCTGCCGGTCGCTCAGTGTGGGAAGCATCGCCAGCCTCCGTCCGAACCCCGAATCCACCTTGTTGAACCCCACCCCGTTGATCACCCGGGCCCCGTCACGGTCAAACGCTGCCAGCACCTGCAGAGATCGATGCACCAGCGCCTTGATCTCTTGTGGCACGGCCGGAACGTCCTTTGCCTTCACGGTATGCCGCACAGCCTTTTCAGACTCGGACTGCTCCCCGACCAACAGGGCCGGATCCTCTTCATGCTGTTCCGGTTCTGGACGCTCCCTGTCCAAAGCCCGATCGGCGATGTCCTGTTTTTCGACGAGCACCTTTGCCCTCCGGGCGTCGATGGACCCGTCCATGACCACATGATAGATCATCAGCGGCTCCCCCTCGACTCCCCTCCCCACCCCGTGGCAACGGTCTTCAGCCTGCGTCATCACCCCCGGGGTCCAATCCAGTTCCCCGAACACCTCCACGGCGGCCTTGACGGACAACCCCACCCCTGCAGCTCTGATCGACAGCACCAACACCCGGACCTCCGGGTCATCGTTGAACCGCCGCACGATTTCCACCCGCTGATCGGGAGGGGTCGCCCCTGTGATCGACAGCACCTCATATCCCATGGTTCCAAGGGCCTCAACGTACTGCTGGATCACGTCATTATGGTGGGCGAACAGCACGACCTTGGGGGCTTGCTCCAGGAGGGAGCCGACAAACTCCACCACATGCGGGACCTTAGCCCGCGCCACCTCATGGGCGACCGCCGCCATCTCGGTAAACGCCACCCTGCAAACCTCCCGGAGCCGCTCAACGGCCTTGCGGTAGCGCTCCTCATCATCGTCCAACTGAGCCGCCAACCATTCAGCCCGGGCGTCCTCGATCGCCTCCTCATGCCGCTGTACGACCTCCTTTTCATGCTCGATCGCCCGGATCTGGTCCTCCTGGTCGGGCTCAACCTCAACCACCTGACGCCGTTTCGG